ATCGTCACTTAGAGCTGACTAGCAGTTGTTCTAAATATTTTAGCCTGTAAGAACTTGTCTTAAAGCATAAACTTTTTGTACGGTAGCATCGTGGTTTGGATCTTGCTTATTCCAATATGCACTACCTTGTTTGGTTAAATCATTTAATTGTTGTTGCACACCAGCGTTACTTGTAACAGAGTCTTTATCTCCCACAAGCGTATCTTCTGACATGACCATAGCTAATTTTGCTAAACCTTTTATCAAAGTAGCATTATCACCTAGCATAGAACCATCTGCCATTTGCAGTTGGAACGCATCTTCACCTAAGTATTGTTTACCTATTTGTGATGCTTTAGTTAAGTTGTCATCATAACTACGACCCCATTCTTCACGCAACTCACGAGAGCTTTGTTCTTGGGCTAACACACCAGCATTATTTTGTTCATTTAAAGTTTGTGTGCTGATGTTGTTATAATAATCTAGAATGCCTTGAGCTTGTTGTGGTGATAACCCATGTTTGTGTGCTGCATCTTTAAACGATGCAAACAGTTGGTCATCAACAGCTTCACCTTCTTGCAAAGCTAGTTCTAAATTATATTCATCTGGTGTCGATGGTCTACCAAGTTTAGTGTAAATATCATTCCACTCATCTTCAGTAGTATTTACTCCTGGCACTACCATCTTATCTTTGCCGATCATTGATTCAGCATTGATGTAGCTTTTAGCTAATGTTGATACGTCACTAAATTTTTCTAATGAAGTATTACCTTTTATATCGTCTGGTAAACTGTCTCTCCAAGTAGCTTCTGCTACTGGTTCTGGACTTGCAGTTGTTTCAGACGGTTGACTTTGCTGTTCACCAGCCGTTACCTGATCTTCTGACATAGTAGTCTCCTTATGTTATGATTAAATAAATTATAATTATAGCTGCTATTACACTGAGAGCTTTCCATTTAGATTTTAAAGCTAGCCATAGTTCTCGTGCTTTTTTTAAATAATTTAAAATTTCCATTATATTTTCCTATTCATCATTTGGGTTATAAATAATATTGCAGCTCGTTGTCCTTCGTTAAAAGCACTCTCATGAGCATCACCTTTAACATTAGTCGTGTTAAACATGTGACATCGATTTTGCAAATCAGTTAATACTCTTGCACCATTCTCAGTACCAAAAGTTGTTTTGTAATCAGTTACCAACTGATTTATCTTTTCTTGTTGATCTTCTTGGTTAGGATTTTGTTGCTCATCCACCATAGTTTTCTCCTTATTGTATAGCCTTCACCATCGGAGCAGCCGCACCAGCGGCTTCAGCTTGTTGCATTTGTTGCTCTTGTTCGGCTTGGGCTTGTTGTTGTTGTTGTCGTTCATTTCTTAGTTGTTGAACCTGGGCATCTGATTTCATAACGGCAGCTGGTAAGCCTAATACTTTTTGTACATACTTAGCCAAGCCATCAGTATCTAGATAATCTAATACTGGAGCAAACTGTGACATAGCTCCAAAGATTTCAACGCCACGCATAACGGTATTTAAGTCACCAGATTTTTGGGCTTTGGCAAGTGGGCTAACATATTCGATCTCCACATCTTGTTGAGCTAGTATCTCTGGTGCTGGTTTAAATACACCTTGACGTTCTAATATTTTATAAACTCGTTCTATTAATGGTTGTAATAACTCTGATTGTAATCGACCTAGCACTGGTCCAAGCAATCTCATTTTTTCTTCGTTACGTTGTAAAACTTCAGTAGCGGTCATGTTGCCACCTTGTGAAGTTAACAGCTGATCGACATAAAATGTTTTTTGTACCGCTAGCTGACGGTCTTGAATCATATTTAGTGTTATTGGATTGTTTGCTCCAATGTTTAATGGTTCAATACGATCACGACTACCTGAACGATAAAAGTTTAAGCCACCAGGCACAGTTCTAATAGGTAACATAAAACCATCATCAGGTATCATTAACGGTGGATCAATTTGTTTTTGTCCAGCCTTGATAGCAACCTCTGACATTTTGTTAAGCATCTTAACATCAGGTAAAGCATTCATTGATGGTGACCGACCATAGATCTCATAACTAGCTTTGAGGTATCTTGGCACAACATAAGGGAACTCACGGAAGCCACCTTCACTAATCATGTGAACGTCATTTGGATCTAAGTAACAAGATTTAAACGGCATGTTTTGTGCATCTTGTTTAGATTCGTCATAGCCATCTCGTGGCATAACCACATGTAATAAATCTACATCGGCATACACATCTTGTTTAAATTTATTTAAGATAGCAGCACCGACATTGTTTTCACCAAATAGATTTACCGCAGCTCGTGCTGATATGGTAAATAATCTAAAGACCGTATCGACTTGTCCTTTTTCGTTTTCAGCAATGTATATTTCTTTAATGTGTCTAGTATTAAAACGTACCATGCTTTTTTCATCGGCTGATACAAACATAGCTGATGTACCAAACGATATTAAATCTTGATACAGTTCTTGTACTTCTTGTTGAAAGTTGGATCGGTTAAATGCTGTGTACATATCTTCAGTAACACTATCTAACCATTCTTGAGCTTCGTCATCTTGGGATAGTTCATTATCTTTAAAAGCTAATGTAAACCACGGTGACGCTGCATTAGTTAACATACCATGCAAACTAGAACCTAATAACTCAAGTGCATGGATAGCAGTGCCATCAAAAATAACTTGGTTTCTTTTATCTCCACGAGTTCGTTGCTGCGTAATGTCAGCTTTGCGTGGTTGCATGTAATCAGCTATCTCTTGCCAATGACTTTCCCAGGTTGACCTGGTAGTTTTTAGTGTAGAAAATCTATCTACAAGCATTGCTGCATTTTTATCTTGCATATAATTAACCTAGAAGGGTTGGAGTATAAACGGTAGCACTACCACCAAGACCAGTGGAACTGGTGTTGATTAGTGACTTACGACCTTTTTTCTTACGCTGTACGGCTTGAGCTGTTTCTTCAGTTTCCGTTGGTGTTTCCTCAACTGGTACAGGATCAGATACAACTGGATCTGGAGTAGCTACTGGATCTGGAGTAGGTGTCGAAGTTGGTTCAGGAGTAAAAGTTTCTTTTACTATTGGATTAGGTTCAACTGTAGGTTCAGGTGTCGGAAATGAACTTGCTCTTGCATAGGAATTTGGTGCTTCAACTGGCTCTGGCTCTGGAGCTGGCGGTGTTGGTACAAAAGGTGCTACTACTTCGTTAGGTATTACTTTTTTAATTGCTTTTTTAATTTTTCTGCCCATTTATTTTCTCCATTGATAGGGTAATTGAATTGCAACTGTTTGGTCATTTTGATTTGACCAGCCAATGCGTTCATATAGTTTTATGTCATCAGCATTGATTTCGTCTGTTTGCAACGCAACAGCTCCGAGCTGATAACTCATTTGATAAAATTTATTTACCGTGTGTCTGTTTAACACACGACCTTGATATTGTTGTGCTACACACATATGCGTAACAAAATTGTTTTCGTTATCTTGCAATTCATACAACCATACATAACCTAAAGTTGTGTCATGTTTTACAAATCGAAAGATGTAAGCGTAAATTAAATTATCTTTATGCTCAGGTAGATACTTGTAGTTTTCTTCTGTTAAGAAAGCTAGCAAAGCATCAGGGTCTTGACTTGGTTCTATATCAAGCACTAGCCCATCAAAGTTTTCTTTTTCTTTTTTGGAAAGCCAGCTTTCATATTAGCGTAAGACTTAGCACTAACTGTTGATTTAGACTTTGGTCTAGACGTACCAGCTTTTTTTCTTTTATTTATATTTTCGTATAGTGACATAATGTTATCCTAGTAAAGTTGATCCAGCACCAGTGGTAGCTGCTACTGAAGTTAGTTTCTTTTTATTTTTCTTTGCTTGATCGGTAATATCTTCCACATTGTCCTCAGCTTGAGCTGCTATTTGTTGTATAGGCAGTTCTTTTTCTTCTGCCATTTTTTTTGCTATTTGTATTGGTAGCTTTTTTTTATCTGCAATTTTTTTTATTGCTTGCATACCTACAGCCATTTTTATGGCTTTGCCCATCATTTTTCCCATAATATTATCCTAGTAAAGTTGGTGAATAAGTTTCAGCTTCTGTGGTCAAACCTTGTGGTCCTGTTAGGATGGTTGACTTTCTGCCTTTTTTCTTTTTGTTAACTGATGCTAGTGCAGCTTCTTCAGCATCTTCATTGATAGCTCCTGTTGGATCAGCTGCTGCTATTTCTTCTGTGGTTGGAGTGTTGGTTACTGAATCACTAGTGTCACCACTACTGGGTGGAGTGTATGGTACAGCTGCTGGAGCTGGTGGTGGCGTTGGATATTTTGGTTTTTTAAAAATTCTGCTCATGGGCTATTCCTAATGGGTTGTAATTATTATCAGCTATACGCTGGGTTATTTCTTTGTCATCTCGTAATTCTTCTAAGCCAACAGCTAAACAGCGTAGGCTGTCACATGCGTGACTGCTCCAGTCGTGGACTGGTTTCATATTAAAAACTTGTAAGGTGTCGTTAAACTTACGGTGATAGTTCCGCAAAGCATCTATAAGTTTCTTGCAAGTATCAACGTCTAACCAACAACGGTTTAGCAAGAGTTGCGTATAATGAATACCATCCTCTATACTTAGTTTAGGTGTAATTTTAAAACGTAGACCTAACTCGTAGGCTATTTCACGCCTGGACTTACCATTAGTAAACTCACGTTGTTCTAGATCGTGTGGTCCATAATGGTTTTTGTAAACGTAATCCTTGCCGTTAATCACATTAATGTAATGGGGTAGACCCTCATTACTGTTTTCATAATAATCTATAATCTGTACAGCTCGACCTACTTGCTGAAAAAATAAGATAACGGTTTTATCCGAGATCCCAATATCCCATGCCGTACTAACAGGATAAGTCGGATCATATGGCACTCGACCAACCTGACCTTTGTTTTCAATCTTTTCTATTATATCTCCATAGATAGCACCTTCTAGAGCTGCTACCCAATCACACTCGAACTCTTGTCGGTATTTATTTTTACCCATGAGTTCTAGAGCTGCTTCTAATTCTTCATTGTCAACAATGCCTGTTTCCGATGCTTTAGCAACTTTAGTGTACCAGGTCTTATCTTTCAGACCGTGTTGGTACTTATTATAAAAATCATTACTCATGCCTTGTGGTGTACCCACAAAATAACAAAAGCCTTTACGATCTGACAGAGCTGGTCGAATAATCTCAGGAAACAATCGTGGATTGATCTGAGCATATTCGTCACAGATAATACCATCGTAGTAATTACCACGAAGGCTATCAGGATTTTCAGAACCTAAGAGGGAGATCTTTGCTCCGTTAGGCAGAGTGCAACTAAGTTCTTGTTCATTAAACTTTGATCCAGGTATGACACCAGCATAATATTTTAAGTAGTCAAAAATAATTGACTTAGTTTGTTTATAAGTTGGTCCGATGTATGCGTACCGTGGATTCCATTTGTCGTTAGTTAACGCCCTTTTAATTAGTTCATTGATGCACAGTACGGATTTACCAGCACGCCTGTGAATGCTGAGTACAGCCCATCTATGTTTGCTTAATTGTGTATGTATGTCTTGTTGTAATGGTCGTGGACTATACGGAATAGTTATCTGCATTAATGGACCGTTGGTTGTTTGCCATCTATATCTAGCTGATCAATATTTAAGTTGTTGCAAATCCAATTAGACACATCTTTGCCGTGAATATTATTACGAAAGCCTGTAACGCTAATTATTAAACTTTTGCTAGTTTCATCGTAAACGATCATTGCTAGCAGATCTTTTAAATCTTCATCCATATGCGTGGTTCTATTAATTTCCTATGATATATATA